CTGCCATCAGTGCGGGGCAAAACAGAAGGCTTCCGACAGCGATGGGGACGAGGGGAAGCAGGCGGGGAAACAATCGGCGATCAGCGCCGAAGATCGCGCGGCGATCGCCAGCGCCGGCAATATCGCGAGGCAGCTTCGCGTGACCCAGGCAGCACTGCGGCTGGGCGAGAAGCTCACCGAGTCGCGGCTGCCCAAACCGCTGAAGGACAAACTCGCCAAACAGTTCAAGGACCGCGAATTCACGGATGAGGAGCTGACGGCGGAAATCGCGGAAGTCCGGCAGGCCTACGCCGCGCTGGTTCCGCAGAACCGCATCAGCCAACAGTCGGTTGATCTGGGCCTGCAGAGTGAAGACAAGCTGCAGATTGCCATGGACAAGCTCTGGGGCGTCACCCGCGAGATGGACGTCAGCTACGACGAGCGCGGCGCCCTGCGGGTGAAGCAGGGCAAGCCATATCCGTCTTCTGACATACCCGGCTTCCGCGGCATTCGCGAAGCTTACATCGCCTACACGGGCGACAGCGACATCAGCGGCGATCCCACCAAGGTCCGGCGCGTGACGCAAATGGAATCGCTTGCCGGGTTCCCATTGGCGCTAGGCAACACTTTGAACCGCCTCCTGGTGCGCGAGTACGGCGTGGTGGATTACCACTGGCGCGAGATCGTTTCCCAGATCACCGCGCCCATCGACTTTCGTACGCAGGAGCGGGTCCGCACCGGCTACCTGGGCGATCTTTCCTCGCTCTCGGAAGATCAGCCCTACACGGAAATCAGCACCATCACCGACGAGCAGGCCACCTACAACGTCGGGACGTTCGGCAACACGCTTACCATCACTCGCCGGGCGATCATCAACGACGATATCGGGCTGATGAAGCGCAACGTCAGTCTGCTGGGCCGGGCCGCGGCGCGCACTTTGGCGCAACAGATCTGGAACCAGCTCATCAATAACGTCACCTACGGCCCCGATGGGCTCACCGTGTTCCACGCCAATCACAACAACCTCGGCACGCAGTTGATGGATAACGTGGCCGACGCCATCGTGGGAGTCGAAGCGATGAAGCAGGCCATGTACCTGCAGACCGAAAAAGACTCGGGCAAGGTGCTGGCGCTGCAGTTGAAGTTTTTGGCGGTTCCCATCCAGTTGCAGTCGAATGCCCTGCAACTGAACAACTCGGAGTTCACCGTCAACGCCGCCAACGTCCGCGCCGACAACCCCTACTACCACTATTTCGGCGGCCGGGGCTACATGAGTTCATCGGACACAGAAGGGGGCGGGGTTCCCGCCGGCATCCTGACGATTCCCCTGATCACCGATGCCGTCGAGTACTTCGGGTTCGCCAATCCCGACGAGGTGGATACCATCGAAGTCGGGTTCTTGCAGGGACGCCAGGCGCCGGAATTCTTCCTGGCGGATAACCCGCTGGTGGGCTCGATGTTCACCCAGGATCGCATCGTTTACAAGGTGAGGTTCGAGTTTGGAACCACGGTGCTCGATTTCCGTGGCATGTACTTGCAGAAGAACAGCTAGAAGAAGTTGACAGTTGACAGTCGATAGTTCAGAACTAACTGTCGGCTGTTGACTGTGGACTGTGAACTATGGGCCCCATCGTCATCACCGGCCCCATCAGTGGTCCGCTCCAGACCACTTACGCCCACAACCTCGGGTACGCGCCGGCGAACGTCTACGTGCAGGCAGTGCAAGCGGGCACGGCGGGCGCCGGCGCCGTCACACTGGTGGCGCCTTATTGGGACGCCACCTACGTTTACCTGAGCTGGAGCGATTACGGCCTGACGGCCCAGTTGACCGTCACCGCCTTTGGCAGCACGAAGCTACTGTGACTCCGATTCTCATCACCGGTCCCACGAGCGGTCCCCTCCAGACCACTTATTCTCATGGCCTCGCCTCGACGCCGGCCAGTGTCTACGTGCAGGCGGTGCAGGTGGGCGCGGCGGGCGCCGGCGCCGTCACACTGGTGGCGCCTTATTGGGACGCCACCTACGTTTACCTGAGCTGGAGCGACTTCGGCCTGACGGCTTTACTGACCATCGTCCCGGTGGGCTCGATGGGCGGCGCCGTCTCCACCACGGGGCCGTACCAGCTTTCCGACTACGAAAACCGCACCCTGCTGCTGATCAAAGACGCCGCCGGAAAGCTAGCGGCTTATGATTCCAACCAGGGCCTGCCGCCTAATGCCTCGATTGATGCCGCGATCATGCAGGCGGCGCGGCACTACTCGTCGGACCGGCCGCGCTTGCTGACTCAGGATTACCAGGGCACCGGCTCGTTTCAGTTGCCGGTCCCCTCGCTGTGGGACGCGCACTTCTCCACCATCAGCCCAGCCGCCCAGGGAGGCATCGAGTATCCGTTCGAAGACGACGCTCCCGACAACCTGACGATTGACGATGATCAGATCACGATCTATCAGACGCCGAGCGGCTGGGTGATTCAGTTGCTCAGCGCGATTCCCGAGGTCGGCGAGATCGCGCGCGTCCACTTCACCGCGCTGCATAAGATTCCCTCTGGAGCGACGACCATCACGCTGACGGCCGTTTCGGTTTCGGCCATCGTCCTCACCGGCGTGGCGGTGAGCGGGATGAACGCGGTGTACTCGTTTTCGAGCTACACCGGACCGGCGCCGGCGCTGGGGCAGATTGTCACGATTACCGGATTCAAGCTCGGCCAAAACAATGTGACGGGGACCATCGCTGCGGTTACACCCAGCACTTTCACGCTACGCTTCAGCAAGCAGACGAATGAGACGGATCCGGCGAGCGCGACTTCGAACCTCGCGCTCTACACCTGGTCGAGCTACACGGGACCGGCGCCGGCGGTGGGCATGCAGGTTTCCATCACCGGCTTCGTCAATGTGGGGAACGATGTGGCTGCCGGGATCACGGCGGTGATCGGATCGAGCTTCACGGTTCCGTTCAGCAGCCAGGTTAATGAAACCAACGCGGCCACCGGCGCCGTCAGCGGCTACGCGACGATTGTCAGCGCCGACTTTGACGCGGTCTCCTCGTTGAGTGCGGCACTGGCACTCGAGCAGCTTGCGGCGCTGATGATCCAGACGGGAGATCCCACGCTCACCGCGGACGTGGTCGATTACAAATCGAAGTCTCGCGATTATTTGGCTGCCGCGAAGGCTCTGCGGCTGGATTACGACCGCCTGATGGGCAAGGCCGATAACGAGGTGGTGGCGGCCACGGCGCAGCAGCAGATGACGGAAGATCTCAGCGTGGGGCTGGACAGGCTGACGCACATGCGGAGAAGCAGGAGATGAGCGAGGCGGAGAATCTCTCTTTCTCTTCGCTGGTGGAAGACAAGAGGGATTCTTCGCTTCGCTCAGAATGACAGTCATGGTCGCTGAAGGCTGATGGCTGAAATCTTCAAAATCTCGATCGACGTTCCCCCGGACCTCGCGCCCAACCTCACGCAGGCGGCGCGGCGCGGGGCGGCCGCAGGCATCCAGGAAGGCATCCTGCTGCTCGAGCGGGTAGTGAAAGAGAAAATCATCGCTGGGCGCGCGGAGCGCCACTTCGGCCCGGCGATTTTCACCGGCACACTCGAACAACAGGTGGTTACTGAGATGTCAGCCGCGGGGATCAATCCGGAAGGCTTTGTGGGCGTGGCGCCGCCTGCCGACGAGTACGCTCTGACTCTGGAAGAGGGGCGCACGCCGGGCGCGCGCATGCCGCCTTCCGACGCGCTGGTGCCCTGGGCAACCGAGAAGCTGGGAGTGACCGGCACCGACAAACAAATTGCCGGCGTGGCGTTTGTGATTGCGCGCGCTATCGGGCGGCAAGGCTTTCCGGGAGTGCACATGTTCGCCAATGCCGTCGCCGAGCAGGAAGGGAATGTCGTGAGGCTAGTGGCGGATCGGATCGAGGCGGCGATGGCGGCAGAAGCGGCCAGGTGAAGAGGGAAATTTGAAATTTGAAATTTGAGATTCCCTATGCCTCTCTCCAACATCACGACGGCGATGCAGTCGATCCTGGCCGGTGTCACCGGGGTCGGCAACGTTTACAGCTATCGCCGCTGGGCGGCGGACGAGGCGACGTTCCGGAAGCTGTTTACCGAGAGCGGAACGATTCTGGCGTGGACGATCACCCGCGAATCCACCCGGCGCGAGCGGTTCGAACAAGGCCGCTACGACTACCACACGATGATCATGCGCGGCTTTCTGGGGACCAAGGATTCGACGGCAACGGAGTTGACCTTTCAGAACCTGGTGGAGACGATCAATAACGTCTTCGAGGCTAACACCAGCCTGATGATGAACGGCACGGCGAACGCCATCTATGCCGAGGCGGTGCAGGTGAGGAAGGTGGATTACGTGAAGTATGGCGAGTATCTCTGCCACTTCGCCGAGCTCGAAATGGTGGTGACGGACGTGGTCAGTCCGTAGCAAGAAGGGAATAGGGAATAGGGAACAGGGAATAGGAAGAAGGGCCAAAGGCCGCAGTTCTTCACTGTTCCCTGTAACCTGTTCCCTGTTCCCTCTTCCCTAAAAGGAGGCGGTCATGTCTTCGGTGAAATTTTCGATCAACGAGGCGAATGTCCACAAGGGGGAGGCGTACCCGTTCCTGAACATCCTGCGGCCGCCTCCGTACCTGAGCGTCGTCAACGACGGCAACATCAATCCGACCATCTCTGACCGCAGTTTGGGCGCGTGGGTGGCCTCGAAAGGCACCTGGGTAACGGCCACGGTGTATCCCTTGGGCTCGGTGATTGCGGACCAGAACGGCAACGCGGAGATTGTGACCGCCATCAGCGGCACCGGCACCAGCGGCGGCACCGAGCCCACCTGGCCCACCGCCCCGCTTACCACCGTGGTCGACAATTCCGGAGCGAACCAAATTACCTGGATGATGCTGGGCCGCGTGGGCACCGCGCACACGTCCGGCGGATCAAATCAGAGCGGCAACTGGGCGCCGAGCTTCGCCTACCTCATGGACGATATGATTCGCGACGCCAACGGCAACATCCAGGTTTGCATTGTGCCCGGAACTTCGGCGGCGGCGGCTCCCACCTGGAAGACCGCCATGGGAGGGTTGACCCAGGAAACCAACGGGCCGCTCTGGATGTGCACGGGACCCACGATTGCCGGCGGCGCTACCGAGGGAAACTTCGAGTTCGATATGACCTGCAAAACCGAGAGCTTTACACCTGACCAGGCCACACTGCCGCTGGTTAAGATGATGGTGTCCGAGGAAGCAAAAATCAGCGCCGAACTGCGCGAGATTTCTGCGGCGCTGTTCCAATTCGCCACGCCGCACGCCACCGTGACGGCGATTGCCACTGACGCTGGCATGCCCGCCGGCTTGCAGGCTTACAATGCCATAACCACAGGCGGCCTTACGCTGATCCCCACGTTCTGTATCTGCGTGCTCAGCCCTCGCCCGCTCTATAGGCAGCCGGGCGCAACCCACTTCATCACCGGGGTGCTGCAAAAGGCCTCGGCGGACGATTCCAAGCCGGGCTTCGGATTTACGCGCACGAAGTTCTCCGGACTAAAGGGTGCCTGGGGCGGCATGCACATTGACAGCTGGCCGGTGGGCGCGCGCGGGGCGGCGCTGTTTGGTATCTAGCCGGGTAGGGGGGGGGAATCCTCCGTCCGGGACGCTTTGCGCTTCAGGGCGGGGCAGCCAGGCCGCACAGAAGCGATTTTACGCGAGGTCGCCATGTCCGAGAACGGAATTACCACCGCCGCCGAAGTGAGGGCCTATGCGGAGTCGCAAGCGTGGGCCCCGGCTGAACGGGTGCCGCTGCCGCATAGCGGCCTGGCGGTGCTGCTGCGCAAGCCCACGGCAGTGTATTGGCCTTTGCAGCGCGCCGCGTGGCCCGCAGGGTTGCGCGAGAAGGTCTGGGCGGCGGACTCGAAAGAGGACCTGGCCAAGCTGCTCACTCGCGAGGAAACGCGCATCCTCCTGGCCGGCCAGCATGAGATGCTCACCGAGGCCTTTGTCGAGCCCAAAGTTTCCTTCGAGCCCGGCCAGCAATTCCACTGGAGTTTGTTCCCGGAAGACGATCAGGACTTCATTCTGCGGTACCTGCGAGGCCAGGTTTGTGCTGACGGCACTGACTTGGAGGCTTTTCGTACGCAACAACCAGGGACTACTGGAGACGGCGGCGTTACTGGCCAGCCGCTTCCCGGCCCTGACCCCCCAGCAGTATTTGGCGTTACCCATGGATAAGTGGCTGATCAACAAGGCGGCGCTGGAAGCGTTGGAAGAAGGGGACAGGGAATAGGGAACAGGGAACAGAGAAGAAATGCCCGATAACCAGGTCAAAATCCGAGTCGGCGCGGACCTCAAGGACACGCAAGAGGCCGTCGGAGTTTGGCTGCCCGACCAGTTCAAACGGTCCGGGGAAGCGGCTACGGAGGCATTCAGCGGGGCTGGCCGCGCTGTGCGCGGCGTGCGCGACGCCACGCGGGAGCTCGACAAGAACATCCTTGGCAACCGCGAGACGGCCCGGCTGTTGAGCGAAGAACTCGGCATCCACCTGCCGCGCGCAGTCACGAGCGGGATCGCGGAAATGCTGCCGGCCATCGGCGGCTTGGGCGGGGCGCTGCTCGCGGCCTTTGCCGTCAAAGAACTTCCCAAATTCATCGGCCTGGTGAAGGATGCGGCCAATGCGCTCATGGGCTACGGCGAGAACATGAAGAAGATGTACGCCGACGCCCTCAAGGGCTCGCAGGACGCCGAGATCGCTGTGGGCGGCCTCACGACTAAAGTGAAGATTGCCGGGCAGGAGATGGTGCTGGCGCAGACTGACGCCCAACTTTCCACTCTGCTCACGGCCCAGAAGATGCTGGACCAGGAGAGCAAGTGGAGCACGTTCGTCCACACCGAACTCTCGCCGGCGCTTAAAGCCCTCAGCGGCAACGCAGCCGGAGCGGCGGTGGAGATTGCCGGGCAATTGAACCTCAGGGACCAGATCGCTGGCCTGGAGGCGAAGCGGCTGAAGCAAGCCCTCGAACTCAATAAGCTGCTGCAGCAGCAGATCAAAGAGAATCAGCCGGCAGCGACGAAGGGCATCAAGGATCAAGCGAGCGCGGTGGAGGGATTCACCGGCAAGATCTACGACTTGCACCAGGAGATCGACAAGCTGCAGAAGGCCGACCTGATGAAGATGTGGACCGACTACGCCCGGTCGCTCGAGTGGACGATCCCCAAGGTAAAAGAGCTCAACCACGAGATCGGCACCATGCCGGCGCTGATCATGCCGGACTTCGCGAAGATGCTGGGGCCGCTTACGGTGCTCCCGCCTTACATCGAGCAAACAAAAGGCCTCTCGGCGGCGCGCAGGGAGCTGATCAGCGTCACCCACACGCTGGTGAGGACGGAGGACGACCTGAAGGCGGCCTGGAAGGGCGAAGCGAATGCGATGGGCGATAGCGCCGAGCACCTCTCGAGCTATCTCAGCACCATCGCCCAGGCGATCGGGGCGAGAAA